TTGATTTAAAGAATATTCCTCCATATTCAAACATGACTTTTACTGAACTTGATGGAGTAAATACGATTTTTCTTAATTTAAATGATATTGTTCAAGAGCATATAAGCAGTAAAGGGAAAATGGGGAGTGATGAAGTTGTAAGTCAACATAAATGGTGGACAGCACCTAGTCAAGTACTTTTTCAACAGTCGTCTGAACGACCACAAGGCTCATCAGCTGCTATATTATCTATGAATGAGATGGAAGCTGCTGGGTATATATATGTTGCATCAAAAGGTGGTGACCACGCCTCACTATTATTTACTAAAGTCCCAAAAAGATTTGAGAATATGACTAGAGAGGAATTTACAGCCTATTGGCAGAAGGAATTGGATAACGGACATATCACTTTAGAAGATTTTAAAACAATGTATAGACATACAAATGAAATTGTTCAAGGTGGTAAAACTCAGGAGTATTCACATAATGTAGCAAAGCATGAATGGTGGAAGTCTGTTAAATATCCACAGTATTTAAGAGGCACACATATTGGTTCATCTGCTGAGAAGAAAATGGGCGTACAAGACCACTACGATAGATTAAAGATTAACTTTCAGAAAGGTTTTACCGTGAGGGCTCTTGGGGAATCTAGTATAATGTCTATTGATTCTGAAAATGCTGAGGTGACAATTGGCAACAGTCCAAGAAAATCATTGGAAGAATTTGATGGATGGATGCTTTCAAGTGGTACATGGTTTAAGAAACTTGGAGACGCTCTTGGTGAAGAGAATTTAACTGCTATTAAGGGTGCATTAAGAAGTAGGTCAGGAGAGGGTTCTAATATAAACTATATTGGAACTAAGAGTATGCAAATGCGACCATTCCCCGGTATGAAAATATATGAAAAGGGGACAGATAATTTAATTGCAATCTATAGAAGACAAGGTAGAGCAGGTTCATGGGAGACACCAGATGGAGTAAAGTTTGACCATGTATCTCCTACTGATACAAGTAAAATGACTAATGGTATATATTCAGAATTAAACACAGTTCAAAAGCTTCCAGAAGGTTATCAGAAAGTAACTAAGGTTCCTCATTATGCTACTAGCGCAGCTTTCCCCGTTACTCAGGGTGAAATTGCAATGGATAGAGAAATGCTTAAGGATATTACTGCTGGAAATTGGTCAGAGGCAATGAATGAGTACGTTGATGAGATTATTAAATCATACACAGATGATATGTCTTTATTTATAGGAGAAAGAGATGCTGATGGGAGTGTCTCAGCACCAGCATTATTTAAACATCTCAATAAGCAAGTCCAAGATAATGATTTAATGACAGAGATGCAAAGATATACAGAATTAATTGGGCGAGATGGCAAAGGATTTATGCACCCATCTCTTGTACCGATGTGGATTGATAGCATTAAAAACAAGTTCATTAAACACGGTATGATGAAACTGAGAAATCGGAAGAAGGGGCTTGGTACTATATTATTTTATAAGCCTTATTTTCCACCAGCTTTTGGAGACAGAGAATTAGGTGAAAGAGACTTTGCAGCAAGCTCTGATAATGCAGCGATAAGGCAGCAAGTAGAAAGAGCATATAAAGAGGCTCAACCAGAAAAAGCTGATGAACTAGATGGTATGAAAGGAAGACATGGCTACCCTAGTCATCTTTATCTTAAAGAATTAAACAGGTGGTTAGATGAAAAAGTAGATGGTAAGTATGTAAATCATGTACCAGTTCTATTGTCAAGACAACCCATAGCAAAGTTAACAGGCGTTGTTACTCGCAATATAAGACATTTAAAAGAAGGTGGTCATGGACAAACTATATTTCTTAGTAACCATGATGTATTAAAAGTGTTTGATGGTGATTGGGATGGTGATACTGGAATGGTAGCAGTTATAACCAATAAGAAAATCCTAGATTCTTATGTAAAGTTTAACAAAGGCAAGGAATTTGCAAAGAAAAAGAAAGCCGTTAATCTTATTTATTTTGGAAAGAGACTTCAGGATACTACGTTAACTAATCCACATGATGTTGCTAGGACTGTTAATAATATTAATGCAGGTATGAATCAAATAGGTATGATTACTAATGCAAGAAACACTTTGTTTAGTATGAATTACAAACGAATGAAGCTAGAGTTTAACGATGGTACAACTATGGTAACCTATAATCCTCAACAAAAAGTGTTAATGGATTATGTTCATTTAGATATTGATACTATAATGAAAACTGTAGATGGTGTGCCTGCTAAATTATTTCAAGATATACAACTTGATGGAGATGCTGTGTATTTTGTTTCTGAAGAAAATATTGGAGGTGGAAAGAAAAACGATTTTGGTGCATACAATCATGAATTAAAGACAGTAGATGATGTGGCTAAGGCACAAGAATATGTACTTAAAGGAGGTAAGGGAGGATTTCATTTACAAACAACTAAGGAACATGAACTCTCTAATATTCTTCAAATGGCTGTAGATGATTCAAAGTTTGGATTACTTGGTGGATTAAAGGGTAGACTAGATAATAATAACCAATTTTTAGTAGGATTAATGTTTACCCAGCAGGGGAAACAAGGAAAGGATAAGGTTATGTCTGGTTATTATAATATACTAAAGGTTCAGAAATATTATGATACATTAAGGCAAGTAAAAAAATCATTTAACTTTAGTCCAATGAGACAGGGTCAGGATAAAACTGGTGTACAACCAATAGAATTTGATTTAAAAGGATTCTTTGAAAACTCTAAAAATGTTAACAAGTATGGTGAGCCTCAGTTTCCCGCTAGATTACAAAAGATATATGTATCTCAGAATAGAGAAAAGACTGCACGACAAGCACAGAATCGAACAGTATTCGGTGGAAATGCCTTAAAGTTACAACAGCAATTATGGAGGGAGGCACAAGGAGTACAGCTTAAAGATGAGGGTGGAATATATTATGACTTTAAACAGGAAACCCCTCAAGATAGAATTATAAAATCATTAGGAACTTTCTATAAAAAAGTAGTTAATCCATCAGTACATGGTAATTTAGGTGAGGTTCCTTTTTATTATACAAACGAAAGCTCACTTAAAGCTCACAGGAAATCAATTATGTTACTTAATAGAAACTGGGAGGAAAAATTTAATAAGGAAAAAGGAGTTGAGTGGACACCAAGCGAAACTGATTTGAAAAGAGCAGTACAATTTGCAGAAGCCACAGCTGCTGAGTATTATCCCATGGTTGGAGAAGCAGATAAGAAAATATCCTTAGATTTTAGTGATGATGTAGATGCTTTTAAGGACAAATGGATGCCCGTATGGGAAGCAATGACCCCTGACCAACAAGCTTTGTCTACTATTTATCAACTAATTGGTACATCATCTGATTTAGGTGGTAATTTTGCTAGAAAATATAATAAAATGAAAAAGTTTTTACCTATTGATATGATGCACGAGGGCGTACTTAAAATGTACTTAACCCAATGGCATGACAATCTTATGTCTGATAGATTAAATGAGGGCGTACCAAAAAGACCTCAAGACTTTGGTAAGAAAGCTAATATTGGATATGATTTTAATAGAGTAAGCAATAAAGAAAGAACAGAACTGGAGAAGCTTTGTGGCTGATAAATCTTGCACAAGAGAATTAAAGCATTTACAAGGAGCATTTGACCAAGTTCAAGTTGCATTTGAAATTGATGCACATGATGCGGTAGCTGGTCTTATTGGATTTCCTAATAAAAATAAAAAGAATTATAAGGTTCATAGAAGATTCTTTGATGACTTGTATGCTTATATAATGGAGAGTGGTGAAATATCAAGTTTTCAATTAGATGCTTGGGAAGTAGCTGGTCAATGGAGAGACTATTTTTCTGAAACATACCTAGATTATACTGTTGGCAAAACAGCGTCTTTCTCTAAGTATAGACTTGAATCTATGTGGAATAAATTTAAGAGAATTAAGCAGCAGAGAGAAAAAATTATGAGTAAGGAAGCAAGAGGTAAGGATGGTATGAGTAATACTGCCCGTGCTTTAATGCCTCCTTCTCTATTGGCTATGAAGGCAGATAGGTTTGGATTTATCACTAAACTTGTGAAAGCAACAAAAGATATGTCTGATAAGGTCAAGCAATCATATACTGCACATGAAAATACAATGACAAAGATATTAGAAGAGTATTATAATAATGCTGCTAATTTCTATGCCGATGCAGATAAAACTAAAATTATGGATGGACTCCATAACCTTGTTGATAAAAAAGGAAGAAGATATAGTATCTTAGAGGTAGGTGTTAATACTAGTGGTAACACAACGTATAAAGTGGTATTTACAGATGCACCATTGATAGAAGATGCAGATAGAAATCTTGTTCCAGAGACTAAGTGGCTGACTGGAGGGACGCTAGGTATGACCCCCGAGATGTACAGAGAAGCATATATCTCTAAATACAGAGACTTTCTTATCAATGATTTACTTCATGGACAAACAAGAGATGTTAAATGGCATAGGGGAGGATTAAAAGGTATATCAAAAGAGCATGAAGCTTTAATCGCCCAAGAGAAACTTAAAAGAGAAAGAAGAAGTTATGATATTGAAGCAGAAATGGATATTGACTCTCATGATAAAAATTATTTAACACAAACCCATATTCTTAAGGATACTGATGGTACTACTATTTGGGCAGGAGAGATTCATTATATAATGCTGAAGAATAAAGAAGGTGAGGGACCAGAGGTATATACTGCTTATTTATTATCTGCTGTTAATGATAATGGTACTTACATGGACTTAAGTGCAAATTCTACAGAATCAGATAAAAAAATGTTTACATCTATTACTAATTCTTTACAAGATGGTTTCTATAGGGCTGACCGCCACATAACTTCTAATAACTATCAGACAACTCTGCCGTATAAATTAGATATAGGAGAGTCAGGAATAAGTATGGAGACAGAGGGTCTTCTTAATCCAGACGGTAGTGTTAATTGGGATGATTATAGAGCATGGCAAACTGATGCGATAGCTGCTAAAAACTCAACTTATTATCAAATGAATAAGCATAATAACTTTGCTCATTTTGAAAAGATGGAAGGTCAACCAGATGATTGGATGATAAACAAAACTACTATTGGTGATGGGACTACTAAATATGCAAATCTATGGGATGTGATTGTTCAGTATAGAAAAGTATATGAAAATGTTGCTAATGATATTAAGAAGTTTGATAGAATGAATATCAACAAGAGAGACAGACTTGAAAAGACTATATATAAAAAGTTAATTGCCAAAGGGCTAACGCCTTCAGAAGTAAGAGACTGGATAAATGAGAACCTTTTTAAATTAGGGGGACTAGACACATCTGTTTGGCAACCAGTTGACCAAGTTGGTAATCCAACTGGCGACATAGTTACACCAGACTCAAGATTTAGAACTAAGGGAATTAATTATGCTCCTATGATGTGGAGAGATGAACAATTCCATGATATGCTAGATAAGGCTTATTATGAAATACAATTGAAAATGGAACAAGCGGGGGACGCTAAAACAAGAGCAGTATATAAAGACCTCTTACAAAACTTTCAAGACATGAGGATGGAGACTGCAAAGCGTGGTCAAGGCGAGGGTATGCAAGACCAAGCTAGTACTGTGCATCAAGAACAGCGTGTTACTTGGACTAATCCATCTACAAGAAGACGTGATGGTCTTGTTCATCGTGATTATCTTGATTCTACTTTTCGTAATCTACACAAACAAAATGTTATTACTACTTTAATGGAACAGATGGTCAATGTTCTTGAAACAGAGAAGCATATGCCTAAGGCTAGTATCGAATATATGGTCAACAGAACTAAGTTAGCCTTCGGCAGAACCGATACTATTTCTAGAGCATGGACTCCTCTTGGATGGAAAGACGTATCTAATGAAAAAGTAGCTGCTTGGTTAAATAAACTACCATCCGCCTTAAGACTTGGAAGAACATGGGACACAGATAGTGCTGAAAAAATGTGGCTTCAGATAAATGGATTATTAACAATGAAGTTTCTTGGAGCGGCTGGTGCAATTGGTAATAGAAGTCAGATTTTAAATGATGCTATCATATGGGGAAGCGAAGCATATTGGGAAACAAGAAAAGAAATAAAATCTAGACCAGATTATTGGAATGGAATAGTAGCAAACACGGGTGTACTAAACTTGTTATCTATGTTTAATGACATTATGTTACAGGGAGGTAAACCAGATATAAAAGACTATGGCTATTATCCGTTCTCTGATACTCTTATGAAACTTGGTACTGGTGCAGACATCCCTATTCCTGGTCCCAATGCTAGGCAGTGGAGAAAAATAGTAAGTGCAGGAAAAAACTCTTTCATTACCGATGGCGAGAAAACCACAGATGCTACCTTATTGAAAATGTTATTAAGGAGTAGAGAAGAAGGCACAGCGGAAATGATAGCATACGGTAGAAAGGTTGAGGGTATCCTTAATGACTATTATAAAAATGGGGCTGTAGATATTTCTAGTTTGTCAGCAGCGGAAAAGCTAGAACTCCAGAAAAAAAGGGGGGATTACTGGAATGTAATGCTCACTACAAAAGATGAAAATACTGAAGCTGTTATGATGGAAAGGATGAGAACATTATATGGGGACATTGATGATTTCCACCTTAAACAAATGGTAACATGGAAACTATCATGGTGGTTTGATAGCATGGCTCCAAATCTGTTTACTTTTACTGAAGGTGAACAAGAGATGCGTCATGAAACTGCTGTGATGGCTATATATGTGGCTGAAAAGAAAGGTCTTCTTGGCACCGAAGGGACAGAACAAGATAGAATGAAAAGCCCTGTCGCTGTTCAAATAGCGAGGGACGCAGTATATGGGACTATGTTTGGTATGTCTCCAGTGTTCTTAGGCGAAGCGTTCTCTGGGATGGGAAGGATGCTTGGACAATATAAAAGCTATCCATTATTTCAAATGATTAGAGATTGGAACACAACAAGAAACTTTCTTGATGGTGGTCATAGTAAAGTTATGAGACTCTTAAGTGTTATTCCAACATTAACACCGGGCATTGGAAAGAAGTATGATTTAACAGATAGTGACTTTGACCATGAAGCAGCTGCTTTCTTAAGGTTACTTATAACAAGAGTAGCATCTTCCACAGTTGTCTCTCTAATGCACGTCTGGCCGCTTGGTGCAAGATTGTTAAGAAAACTTGAGTTCTCTGTTGGGTTTGGAGGGACTGTTGGGGGAGCAGGGCTATTGAGAGGATTAGAAAATCCAGTCATAGGTACTTCAATGAGGATAATGCTTTGGACTTCACTAATGTTTATGGGTGGATTCGGAGATGGAGGAGATGACGAAGATGACTTAAGAGAAGATTGGTATACTAGAATTTTATTTTTAACTACTCCTGCTATTATAAGTATGTTTGCAAGATGGGGCTGGAAAGCAGGAACAAGTTTGCTCGACAATGAAGAAGCTCCTCCATATTGGGACTAGCCAGCCCGTATCTTTTAACTAAGTAGAGTCTTTTCGATATATTCTATTAGATTTTGGCACATTTGCTTTATTCTTTTAAGTTCTGTACGAATTTTGTTTAATTCTTTATTGTTTCTAGGCATACCACCTATCCTTCATAAATGATATAATTACTGAGCAAGACAACGCTTTTAGAAAACTAATTTCAAACAAGAACGATTGTTTCTGTACAACATAAATACATAAGCCTATTGGCATACAATACAGTTCTATTTTATGTTGGGCGAAGTTTTCTATTAATATCTTTGTGTATTTTGCACCATACCATTTATTTCCTATCATCTTTCTTTTTTCTATGGATATCGTATTTATATCTAAATTATCCATTTTTCTCATTTCAGCCATTCTGTCTCCTTTTCTGTGAAGTAATTTGCTATAAGAAGAGCATCTGCCGTTTTTAATGTGACTCTTTTTATCATTTCAAGTGAGCCATATTCCGTTACGATTTCTTTAGCCTTTTCTTTTAGCATCCGTTTTCGTTCTGATTTGTCCTTTGGTAATTCTCCATAGTAAGACATCCATTGATGAGGCACTACTTTGAAATAAGGAATATCATAAGATGTTAATAAGCCTTCCCATATACCAGCATTTTTACCAAACTTAAAAGCACTACTTCTTCCGTCTGTTGGGAAAGCATGAACATTTTCTATACAAGCTGTGACTGTTGTTGGTTCATATTTTAAACATTCTTTTATATTATTATTGGCTTCTTCTGTGTTTTTGAATGGTTTTAAGACTCTTATTATATTACCTAATTTAGTTCTGCAGATACCCGCTATGCCACCACTGGCACCCGGGTCTATTCCTATGAACATATCAGTCATTCTGTCTCCTGTTGTGCGGCAGGTGGCGGCTCAGCGGCTCGGTGCCTCGCCACCCCCAGCCTCGGTTAGAACTGAATTTTACCCCTTATAGGCTTCTTCAACTGTCTCATAAAACTTACATCTATCTCCATTGAATCCCATAGCGTATCTACCTATTTGACCATATCTTGACTTTGCAGTTATTATTTCACTTTCATTCTTATCATATGCTGAATCATCGAATTGATAGCCATACCATATAAATAATGCTGATTCTGCTGTTTGCTCAATGACTCCACTTTCACTATAATCACTCATTCTAGGTAATGGGTCTGCTCTTTGCTCTATTGCCCTATTAAGCTGACTTAATAAGAAAGCAGAACAATTGTTACGCTTACAAGCCCATTTATATTCTTGCATAATGGTTTCTATTTCAAATCGCCTACCATCATTTTTATTGTTATCTACACCTATTAACTGAATATAATCATCAAATACTACATCTGGCTTTAATTTATTAACTTCTCGTATTGATTCACTTAAAGTTCTAATATCATCATACATGATTAAATTTTTATATTTTTCTTTGATTTGGTCTGCTGTTTTATGTACTACTTCTTTTGTTCCATTTAATTGATTTTGTCTTAAGTCTGAATAAATTAGATTTTTACTTTCCATCACTATTATTTTCTTCATCATCTCTACATTTGACATTTCTCTGTTAAATAATACAATTTTATGTCCACTTTCTATCAGTGTTCGTACTGCATTTATCATTAGAGTTGTCTTACCATGACCTGGACGACCTCCAAGAACTGTTATTTCTTTTCTTGTCATACCCCCAGCTGGTTCGTCTAATTGTTTAAGACCGAATTGGATTACATTAGTACCTTCTTCAATTGCCGACATTGTTTCTTCTATAATATCTTGTATTTCTCGTCTTTTACTTGGTGCTAGTATTTGTAATTCAGATATTAATTGTGTATGTGCATCTAGTTTATTATTAACTTTTTCATATTCGTCATATGACATCTTGTATAATTCATAGGATGACTTAGCTATTCTTCTTTGTATATATTTTTCCCATACTATTTTTGTATATGTTTCTATGTTGGCTGTTGTTGGACAATCATCATACAAGCCCGATATATAATATCCTTCTGTTATTTGGAACATATCTGATACTTTTTGTGTTACTGTTACCATATCTATTGGTAAATGATTCCTATATAGTTCAACCACTGCGTCCCATATTTGACGATGTAGTTCTGTGTAAAAGGCATCACTTCTTCTAATCCACCCAGCACATTTTTCCATAATTGGTGCGCCTCCTTGCATGATAGCACCCAACACAGCTTTCTCTGCTGTGAATGAATTTGGCTGGACTTGGATTACTTCACTCTTTTGGTTCATCGAATAAAGTCTCCTGTTTTACTGGTTTATAGTTAGTTATTACTAACTCATTATATATTTTACTAGGGTCAAAATGACGACCACCGTATTTAGTTTTAACCTTGCATATTTCAAATTCTTTTAAAAGGTCTGAAATCTCGTTTCTATCGTCATAGCTGACCATGAATTTACCACCGCCATCGTTAATAATCTTTAATATTCCCAACATATCGTGGTGGTCTTTTTTAGTAAAGCTATGAAAATAATAATCATGTCTCTCGGTAGCTGCTACATAAGGTGGGTCTAAATACCAAAAATCTCCTAAAGTTGGAGGGTATTTATTAATTAACTCTCTGTAATCAAAGTTTTCTATCATTACATTATCAAAATATTTACGAGAATACTCTATTTCATCTACAAGGCTATCTTTCCAATCTTGATACTTGCTCATTGGTTGCATAAAATTGTTATTAAACGCATTTCTTATTATATAATAATACTCTGCTGCTCGTTTAGGATTTGGTATATCTATTACCTTATTCCCTTTGATAAACGCTTTGTATTTATTATATAATTCTCTGCTTTTTACTAACCATCTACAGTGATATTTAAATTCATCATAATCTATTCTTATTGATTCATATAAGTTTACTATGTCTGAGTCTAGGTCATTAATTATATTCACATTTGCTTTCTTTTTACGGAAAAACATAGACAATCCTCCTGCGAATACTTCAATATACCTATCATGGGGAGGTATCATAGCAACTAACTGTTTAGATAGTTTATATTTTCCTCCCCAGTAGGGTATAATGACCGGGCAAGTCGGGTTCAAGCCTGTGCCATTTTCCTAATCAAAGGATATACTTTATTTTCTAACTTATGTGTGCTTTCGTGTGTGCGATTTAAAGCATGAGTTGTCACCCAAGTAAAAGCATTGAGTAAGTCCCAATAGTTTTCCATTGAGTTCCTACCTATATACATTACGAATGGATTAACTGCTTGTTGTGGGAGCGTTTTGATTACATCTGCTATATGTCTCTTAGTTACTTTCTTATCTATTAAGGCTTGAAAATCATCTACAAATACTTCATTGCATTTATTTACTGTATCCGTGATTGCTTCGCCTATCTTGTATAGATTTGTATTGTATATTGAATGTCTGTTTTTCTTCATGTCTATGATTGTACCTATTATCATACCATTAGAACATACTAATCTATAAGCACCAGCTGTAAATGATAACTCAAGACTACCATCGTAACTATTCTTAACAGTTATTTCGGGGTTGAGTACATCATTTTCTGCTACTTTAACTTTAATTTTGGGAAAGTACCAAGTCCAACTTGCTCTTGCTCCATCACCAAATATATGCGCTTCTTTAAATACTGCTTGATTAGCGTCCATTACTGGTTTTATTTGTGTAACCACTTCTTCATTTGTTACTAGTTTATATTCGTCTGTCATACAACTTATTACTTCACCAGTATCTTCTCTTAAGATGAATTTATATCCTGTTGGCTTGTCGTCTTTGTGTGGTAAAAGTCTTCCAAGCTGTGCAGGTTTCTCTATTACTGGAAATTGCGTATCAATTAAGCTTACGCTTTGTTGGTGATTTGCCATATAATGACCTCTCGTTTTCTAGTTGTTTTGAAAAATTGGATTGCCTATTCTCGATAATAGCACGAAGAAAAGCAAATCCTTTACCTTGTTTATGATGATTACCATTGGTGTATATTCTTATGCCATACCTAATATGTTCTTCATCGAATTTCTGTATATTCTTTAGGAAATAATAGTAAGCCTCTTTACTTCTGTCGCTTGGAATATTATCATATATATTACGCATAACCTTTTTTAACGCAACAGATGTTTCTTTTGTCCAAGATGATACCATTTGCAATATCTTCATCGACATATTAGTGGGTTTATTAAAATTATATCCGCATTGAGGACAAGCAAATTTAGTCTTCACCTCTATATCCTATACTTGTAACCATTGATTTTTTATAATTTTTCCTATCTTCTTCGGTTATTTCTTTACTTTTTTCATATGATTCTTTTCTGATTTTTTCTTCTCTATCTCTGTTCCACAGCATCTTCTCTTTATCATGCCATTCTTCAGCTATTTCTTTATTTACATCAGATATACGAACAACATTTTCATCTCCAGTATCTCTGTATTCAATAAAGTCCTTATTATGTTCATCAGCTGTTGTAGGTTCTCCATCTAATACTGCTTGTATTTCATTGTCTAATCCTAATGTTTTACTTGCAATTTGTTTTAACCCATCTTCTAACCATCTTATTCTAGTTTCAAGTTCTCTTACAGATTCTGCTATATCTTTATTACCTTCTTCATATTTCTGTTCACATTCAATACATATTCCACTTTCATTCATTGTTGGCTTATCACACCAATGGCACATAAATGGCGTAGGCATTAGATATGCTCCTTACACGATGAACATATATCGTGATGTATTATTTTAGCATCACAACATTGACTTGTATATTCATTGATACTATCATTTACTATTTCATTTAATTTACCAAATGCTTTGTTATATTTCTTGTTTCTCATTTCTTTATGTGCTTCTAAGAATCCTTCAGCCATACGAGTGCTTCCAAGTTCTTCTACTAGTGCTTTTTTATTATTTGTTTCACATAGATGATGTATATAACTCATTTTACCCATTTGTCACTCCCCATTTTTCTAGCTGCTTCTACAGCTATATTTATCATCATAGCGAATCCAAATAATGCTACAACCCATATTAGGGCTGCTATACCAAGTATGAATAAATTTGCTATCCATTCTGCTATATTTAATACAATCATCTTTCCTCCACTATTTCAGATATTATATCCATTTCAATTTCTTCGATTTCATCTACCTTAGATTCAATCCTTCTTAGTCTTACTATAACGCTCCACCATAGACCTAACATACATACCCACATAAATTCATAAAATGGGAAGTATTGTTCCTCTATGAGAGTATCAATCCAATGATTCATTATTTGTCTCCTTTATTATTCCGAGTTTTATTAAATATACTTCTGTTGCCCAAGACCATATGCTTTTACCAACCAGGCTTTTCGCATGAGATTTATCATCCAAGTTTTCCAATTTTATATGAAAAATCTGGACTTGGGCATTAACAGAAGATTGAAGAAGAATACCTCTGCAGGTATCTGTTTCAAAGATAGTACCTAAGGGTAATGAACCTAAAAAATATTTATCTTTACCGGCAGAATATCCTACTTTTTCATTCGCAAGTTTCGCAGTTTTCTTTAGGAAGTCCTTTGTATTCAACGTCTTCGACATTTTGTACCCCTTGCTGGTTTCTAATTGACATTAATTCTTCAGCCAATTTTCTTAGTGTAATAACTTTCTTTTTTATAAATAGACCACCCCATTGTTTATCTGCCGAGGTTTCCATTCTTGATGCTACTTCTTGGACGCATGAGTGTAAGTCTTCAAATTCTTCTTCAGTCAAAGCGATACCAATTTTTTCTTGATGAAATAGTTTTTTCATTGTCGCCATTCTCCACTTGGGTTTAACTCATCTAATATACTGTCATTTATTGAGCTTTTTACCAAATTATATCTTGCATATTTAGTGCCATATTTATTGGTTACAAGCTCTGTATGTATATTCATATTATCTTCGTCCCTTAAGTTATGGACTATAGCTGCTAATCTAAAACATCCAAACATTTCAAGTGCTTCTATCGGTGTTAATGTTTTATCGTTTAGTAGCCATCTTTTTACTTTTGCTCTCTGTGTTTCTCGTTTCATTTTATTCTCCTTAAAGTGAAGGGCATCTGAAGGAAACGTGTTGTTTGTGTTATATCCCTTTTGGTAGCTACTTTACACGACAGATGCCCTATTAATAGATATTACCCATAACTTTAAAGAGTTTGACTCTTGAGCCTATATCTATAACAGCAGGCTGAACGGATGCGGTGTCCAGCCTACTGGTATGTGGAAGGTTAGAACGGAACGTCACTGCCAATCTCGTCAGCAGTAAGTTTCTGTCCTCCATTCCAGGGATAAGTTACAAAGACACGCATAGTCGTCTTTTCTTCTCCCTCTTTATTAGTGAACTGTTGCTCACCAACTTTAGCTAGGCATGGAAATCCCAGTACATCTTCTTCTTCTATTTCCCCAAGAGCAACATTACCGCTGTCATCGACAGGGAATGATACACCCATGCTTTCAAAGAATTCCTTGTATTTTCTGTTCTTCCATCCTTCGCCTTCTTTAGGGCTAGGCGTAAGCCACACTCCTGTTGAGCGTATTTCCTTACCTACCAGATGAGTCGCTTTCCTTGTTATAGGATTTTGATTCTCATCAAGAGTTGGTGTATATGCACCATCTATTTGTGAATAGACAGGCACTTCCATCTCTCCCACTTTATCTGCTAATTTGAATGTCAGATTAAAAACGATAGAATCGTTAATTTCTCTTGATTCAAAAGCAGTAACATGAGCAGGATATGTACCAGCCACAATCGGCTGGAACGCATCTGTGCTTTCATTGAAGGTTGTGTTCTCTAGAGCTTTCAATTGATACTCCTATTTGTTTGTAGTTTTACTAGTAGCGAACTTTTCGACTAACGTATTAAATGCTTGTCGAAACTCTTCCATCTTTTTTGAGTATTTCTTACCATTAACTCCTTGAAAATAGAGCTGTGGCGATACCCATGCACCATCTGATGTCTTCATGTATCGTTTTGTAGACCGTCTGCCTTTACTTATTAGACCTTCTTCTTGCATTTGGTTGATGGTTTTATCATCTAAGAGTCCGTCTTTCTTCAGCTTTTCAGCGTCAGCTACTGTGAGTTTACCCATTTTTGGTATCTCCTTCTTTGTTGTTTGATTGAAAATCCTCAGGCACAGGAAATTGCGTATTATCTTCCAATATAAATGAATGATAACTCGGATTTACTGATAACTGAGACTTTTGTTCTGTTTCAAAACACATCATTGGTTTACCATTAAAGAGCTTAATACCCTTATATATGACACGATTAAACATCGTACCATCATTGATACCAATAGTGTATTCTAAACCTTCTGTTAACAGACCTTCGTCTATTTTACTAAATGGTTTCATCTGATTCCTTTATTCTTTCTAATTTAGCTATCACACCCTTGTAATTAAGGGCATTGATTTTACTATTTTCAATAAGAGTGTCCATTTCAATCAATTTATCAGCGCTTATTTCATCAGCTAATACTCTTATTGCTTTGATTTGTTCATCTGATAATGAAGGGTCTTCATATTGATTTTTGTATACGTCATCTGCAATATTCAAGTACATATTGAGTGCTTTCTTCATACAATCGGTGTTAGCTGCTTTAATATCATTACCAACATCTACAAATACTTGTGTGCCTTGTTTCTTCTGGATACGATGTGCTGCTACCATATCACCTATACGCATTACTCCATTGTCATACCATTTGAGTCTACCATGAACGACATAGGCTTCTGAGCCTAATGCTTCGCTATTAATGATTTCCCAAGACCAACCTGGAAATTCTTTATCAGCAATGGCTTTCATATATCCTATTTCGACATAATCCAAGCCCATTTTCTTCTTTATATAAGCCTTAGGTGTAACCATATCACTTATAGAAGTATGTTGTTTTGTAAGATTACCTAATCTTTCTTTTATATCAACTAAGTCATCTTGTATTATTATTTCACTCATTATATTCCTTTACAATGTTTAGTGAAGCCACAGTATCTACACTCCCAGTCCATCATAGGAACGCCATAATCTAGTCCTGGCATCATTGTATCTGGGTCTGTGACACCTTCTAAGGCTTCAGTACACTCTGTCCAATATTCAAGAGCAGCAGATGTCCACTGTACAGCGTCAATCTCTTGCTTTCTCATAGCTGAGGTATCTTTATTATACCAAAGCAAACTGAGTGTTATATTATCTGTGTCGTACAATGCTTGTATACCAAGACCATATGTACCTACTTGTAATTCATAGTTAAAACTTGGATTCTTTTCTCGGTTTCTACCGAACTTCATTCTCCATTTATAGGAGGCACAAGTTTTAACATCATAAATATCAACAGAGACTTCATCGTCATTATTAGTGACGGTAGCAATGTCTAAATGACCTACCACTTTTAATTCTGGTATTTCAATTTCACTTTCTGTTATTATATTTACATCTTTATTATGTTCTACATATTGATTGACTGCTGTTTCAATATCAGCGTGAACAATAGTACCTAAGCGTAAAAGTCTCATAACTCTTTCGTCTAATTCTGATTGTTCGTATTCATTGATATTGAACCACTGTTTCTTGAAGCAAGAACCTGCAGATGAAGCCCTAAACCAATTCTTGAACTTGGGGTCTCTAACTTGTTGCTCTCTTCTTAAAAACCAGTCATAAATGTCAACTATTTCATTCATAAATGTGTCCTAAATTTAATAATATTAAGGGTTAAAGGCAACAGGCGAGATGGTGTAATTGTGGATAACAACCAACACTACCTTGACAGATATGTGTTTATCTCGCCTGCATTAAGTTTCAGCCTATCTCAAATCCACCAGACGATTCACAAAATTCAATGAATTCTTGCAGAAACTTTACTTCAAAAGGATAGGAACTGTCCCATGACCTTTTGGCGTAAATTTCATCCCATTTATCCTTATATTGCTTAGGAAAATCACAGGGTGCTAGATTTTGATTCTTTGTAACTCGTTTAGCTTCGTTTTCTACTATTTTCAATGCAGCATTGATTTCATCGTTTCTTACCTTCGCAATTTTTGACCTTGCTTTAGTATCATCTTCATATTTCTGTGCTGAACCATTTTGAATAGTCTTTTTTAACCTAGTAGCGATTCTTTTAGCTTTCGTCTTGCTTATTTTATGGTAATCATTTGAATGACCGCTCTCCATATCGTTTCTTGTGAGTATATTATCACAAGCATTGCAAGTAAAATTCCAAATTGGTCGCCACCACCAAACATTGGCTCTGAAGTACTCGCCTCTGACATTCTTACGATGCTCATCAGAGGCTTTAAGGTACTCAGTTTTCTCGTCTTCAGTAATATCTGAACGAGACCAGTCTAAGCTAGGTGCTTTTAGGTTATTTGGATTATCTGGTGCTAGACCATATAAATCAAATCCCATAATTACCTCCTAAAATAGTCTTATTGGGTTGTTATTACGCTTGTTGTAAATATCTTCAATCATTCTGAAGTATTCTTTACGACTGTCGCACTTAACAAAACGATTAGGACTTAGTGACAATTTATGAATAAATGTCGTATGGTCGAAATCGGGGTGGGTAAGAACATCAATATAGGCTAATACAAATGTACGATGACGATAAATCTTGTCATTATATTCTTTGAATTCACCTATTTGGCTCAATAGTTCTTCTACTGTATCCAGTCTTTGAGTTATTGTAAACTCACCATTTCTAAATTCAGTCATTAGCTTCTTGGTATTTCTACCTGACAGCAATATTATGATTGTAGACAATGGGTATGGATGCCTTCTTCTGAATCCTGCTAAGATTCTGTAGTCTTCAACACCCTTAACACAGTAATGGTTAAGAATATTGTCATAAGACCACGATTTTTGTACAGAGTTGTACTTACCTATATCAGAGTCAGTCATTTTAGTATATATGTAATACACTGGTATGTTAAGTCTTTTACAAGCTTCAGCTGTATGTTGACCTTCCATAATTTCATATGACCTTGTTACTTTTACAGGGTTTTCTGCTGTCAAGTCTTTACGCTGTATTTCAGCCATAATTTCCTTGACGTGGTGTTCGGCTACTGGTCTATTAGACAATACATACTTGAACTTGTCATAGTCTGTAGTGTTATAGGTTTTCACCTCTTTCATCTTGTCAGCCATTTCTAGCCTCCTTGTATTAAGATAGTATGTCATAACAATATTTCCATCCACAATCTTCATCGAAGAAACTGAATTCATTTATTGTTATTTTGCATATTTTTGAAACATATTCGATATCATTTTTATCTATATGTCCCCAATATCCATTTCTTATGTAGCGATTGTCTTTTGTTGAATCTAAGTCACCTCTAAAGTGGATATCGGTTTTTGTGTATCCCTTCATAACTAATAGAAGCTTTATCTTATCTTCTATAGGTCGTGTTTTAGGATACATAGTGTCATAAGACATGATGTGTCTCCTTATATGAAATTTTGATTATTTACCGACCTTATCTGGTCAAAAAGATGGGGGATGAGATTAGTCTGAATTCCCCCTATCAGTGTGTACTACTTCTAGCACACTTGGGCAGGTCAAGCCGTAGCCTGAATCCGGGTCATAAGTTCGTCAATAACTCTGTTTTTCAAATCCTGCCCAGAGCGTGTTAATTTAAACGCCTCCGCCAATTCATTGGGTTGAACATCAAGAATCAACGCCATAACTGCCTGTAGATTAACACAGTTAGCTTGCGTGGCTTCCTCTTCATCCTCTATGAAAGGGGTATTGTTTGATACACGGCATGAAAGCTGTGCAATTAACCTTGCGAACTCAAGTGATATTGCCATAAGTGTCACTTTATCACTTTTATTAAGTAGTTTGCTCATGGTATGTGGTACCTCCTATTACTATTATTTATTACATCGTTAATGATGTTAATACTGCCATCCATTCAAATATCACCCAAATGAATAGACACAAACAAATTGCATACATCAAAAGGGTAATTTCATTCATTATATCGTTGTTCATGTCTATCTCTTCATTTGGTAATGGTTAAAAATTGCTATTGTTACTACACAAAGAAATATGACTATCCAAGATTCTGTCATATCGGTAGATTCCACTTGGGTTCAACTATATCTCTGTTGTCAACGTCCATATTGTTAACTTGGTGTTCTAAATCTTTCATACCAAAGTAATCCCATCCAAAATCTTCGAATACTTCAATAGTGAAAGCCTTAAAGAACTCTTCATCTATCTCTGTGTGTTGGTCAATGTGCATTATAATATCTGTCAAGTGTTGTGCATCTATTGAGTGGTCAACATCATCGTCTTTATCATCCCAAAACCAAGCTATCTTCTCAATAAACATAAGATGATATACAAATGCACCAAACATCATATGAATGATGGCTACTGCTATTACTACTAACCAATACATTATGTCTGCCATAGTGTACTCCTTTAGTTATGGGATGAAGATAGAATGTACCTACCATTCATCCCGTTGTTCGTGTCCTTCATCAAAGTAGTTATCCCAACCATCGTCATCAAGTTGACTCCGCCAGTCCATATGGTCTACATCTTTCTTGATATTATCAAGAGTTTTGCGACATAATTCCTGTAAAGGTAGGTTAATACCACCCGTGCAACATTGGTTGCAGAACACTATTTCTCGAAGTAAGTATTCGAGTTTGCGACACGCAAGGTGTCTTTTAATAAAATGTATGAAGACATACTCCTTATTAGTGATTAAAGAAAGATTTCGATGCTGTAAGGAAGCTTGTCGCTGAGTAGTTAGACTTAAGTCTTAACTCTTACCTTCCAATGTGAAGTAGTTTGGTTTTATGCCCTTTCAGGTCATGTTTATACAGGTCGCTAAGATTACTCTACATCCTATGACTTGGGTGGGTTAGACCTATCATCATTCAAAACTATGCCGATTCACATCAGCTTAAGCTCTCAGGATTTAAACCATTGATACGATTGAGGACTACACTCCCCGTATCTGTATACCATCTCACCAAGACTTCGTCTTTTAGAGTTTCACACTTATAGGTCAGGCATTACACCATAGACAGAACATTAGCCCCTTTTTAGTCTATCTGGTGCTTTTGGCTCACCAGTTCCCTACCACTAGTACCCGCCTCGGTTGAGAGTAGATATTATCCTAGTGAATTACAACGCATATATCCTTTACTCTAGAAGCAAAGACTATACACTGCATCAAATATTGTTGAGTATTTATTATACTCTGGAAGAAAAAATAGTGGATTACGCTGACTATTTTAGTCATTAAGAAGTGCGCTACTTCATACTTTACTCGATTCGACATCTGTTTACTAACAAGTATTTGATAATCCCCAAACTAAAGACAAGACACTCGAACTATGGATAACCGTAGTTGTTTCAACATAGTCTCTTACGTCTAAGATATCATTTAAGATACCATCACTGAACCTAGTAGCTAACTGGCTTTGCTGTGTCTTGCCTGTAATAAAATAGGTAGGCTTACAATCAATCTTGAAAAGAATGGATGCTACCTAGTTGACATGGTATAGAATACAATACTAAAAGAAGCTTTTATTTATGTTAGGGAAAAGCTTGTAAAACCTGTTATAGGCACTACTGCCAAGTCATAATATCATTAACTTGAGAAGGAGCATTATAATAACTCCAATTGACGCAAACAATAGCCATAATGTAAATATTTGACCATTATCTGTGTGATGATACCAATGTCTAAAGCCGTAATGCCGTAGTATTGGAAAGAACCATCTGTGTTTCATGTGTTAGCCCATGTTATGATTAAAATTATACTATTATAGAATGAATGAATGTAGTTAAATAGATAAGGGTGCGAAGCACACAAGTTTTAAACCAAATAAATGTGGATTTGGCTCAAGACGACGTTTAAATGTGATAGTGTCGTCTCAAGCCTTGAATCCATCGATAACAAGTAATGTTAACCTGTTGAAGTCTCAGCAATTGGTTCAGAGGGTGGTTCCGATTCAATAGGAAGAGAATCAGAAGTTGCACCTTTAACATCGCTATCCGCAAGTTTCACCGTTTCTACATAATCAGAAGAGACTGTCTCTAACTGTTCAATGTACTCTGGTGTCCAAAGGGTAGTCTTGCCAAGTGTACCGTTAGCCCGCTGAAAACAAACCGCGTGTACTTCTGTACCATCACTAAGTTCATAGATAGGATTACCTACACGTAATGTTACTGGTACTGGTTTGTTGTCAATTAACATAAAGACTTCGAGGATACGATAGTCTGCCATAGCGCTCATAAAGCATTCCTTTAGTTAAGGGTTGATGAAACAAATACATTGGGAGGGTCAAGCTACTGTACACCACAAGGATGTTTGATACATAGCCATCACGCTGATTCAGAGGATAACCTGACCTGCCACAATTCTAACCAAAAATTGGATTTGAATAATCCGATTTGTGGAAACCCGTGATGAATATGGGTGCATATCATTGGGCTTAATTTTTCTTCAATATAACATGGGCATTATATTTGTTGCATTTGATTGACACAACCCTTACCTTCGAGGGTGGTCATGGGGGGGATTTACTAATAACATATTAAAATAATGAGTATATGAAAACAGAGACAAAAAAATCCTGGGGAGGTCAAGGTAACGGCAGAGGTGGATACTATCCCAAAAAGGAATTAAAAACTAATGTGCCGTGGAGACAACAAAACAGAGTATTCCCATATCCTGAGAATCTTGATGAGATGTTAGAAGACTCTACGTATATAGCAGATAGGAATCAGTTATTTAAAGAGAATGGTAATGGGTGGTGGTTAACTGTTTTTATAGCAGCGTATCCCACTAAATTAAAAAGGAAAGGATATGGTTGAAATAGCATTGGCAACAGTTGTAATTTTAGTGTATATTAATTCGAGGAACTGGGAGAGACAACTTAAAAGGTATAAAAATGGCTAAAGGTGTAATGACAACAAAAGATTTAGATAGGGGAGCAGCCCTAACGGGAGTTGCTCGTCAAGAACAAGTTCGTAGGGAGCTTGAAGCAAGAGACTCAGAGCGTGAATTAGAAAGGGCAATTTCTGCTGAAGTGGAGAAACGTATGAAAGCGAAATCCAAGAGACAGGGAAATGCCAAAAAGAAATGACACAGATACAATTATAGAACCTCTAAGTCATACTGACGTTGAAACAATGGAGAGGGTTCTTAGTAATGCAGCTGAACGAGATGTGGCTATAGAAGTTGATGGTATTGTTTATTATATTCCAAAACCCATATCAGACTTAATTGACAGTTTAGCCGCTCAAGCAGATGTTTTCCCGGGAACCAAACCTATACCCGAATGAAGCATAAAAAGATTAAGGGGATAAAGCATCTCGTTTTTTCTGACCTAAATGAATATTATTCCCATTTTGGGAACAAAGCACCTGTCCCTAAAAAGAATTGGAGAGAAGGCGAAGAAGGCGACTGGGTTGTCGCAGATGACAAAGGAGTAATTCAATTATTAAAAGTTTCTCACAATATTACACATCCAAATGATAGACCGAATTATACACTTAATAAAGGCTGGTGTAGAACTGTTGTCGGTACATTCCTTGTTTCTGATAAGGCTATCATGGATACTGATTTTGATAAGCATCCTAATCGCTACACATTCTCCACTAAAATAAAGAATACAAATAGCCGTGTTTATAAGAGAAAGAAAGCAACACATAAAGAAAAGGAATTCGCAACTCATTTAGTCACGGGAACATCTGCTGTTAAATCGTATATGAGGTCTTTTAACGAAAAGGACGAAGGGAAGGCGACTAAGAAGGCAGCAATATTATTAAAGCAGAGGAGAATCATGCAAGAAATAGAAGCAAGCGCATTAGAAGTAGCTAAAGAATTAGGAGTAGACCATAGATATATACTAAGGTCATTAAAGTGTTTAGCTGAAAACTCTGGTGATGATAACATACAATTACAAGCAGTAAAAGAATTAGGCAAAGCAATCGGTACGTTGGGGGGAACAAAGAAAATTGAAACAGGTGTTGTGGGATTATTTCAAGGGTTTAGTCAAGACCAGTTAGAAGCGGCTAGTCGTCCTTCTCTTGCAGATAATACGGAGGTGCCTGTTGAGATGCCCTAAGTGTAATTCATTACGTACAAAGAAAAATGGCACAAAAATACTGGTATCTGGGAATAGGACTCAGGAATTTAGATGTGCAGATTGTCATAGATATTTTTCTATACAGATTAATGTTAATGTTTTACACGAATTAAAGTCTGTCGAGCCTGGGGATATATTAGAAATAGATGGTGGAAAAAGGGTAAGGATACATGGTCTTACTGATATTCATGTAGGAGCAGTCGAGCATGATTTTAAGAAATTTGAAGAAGCGATTAAGGTCATAGAAGAGGACGATGACGCTAGATGGTTTGGCAATGGTGATTTATTAGAGTTAATTCCACCTCATTATAAAATTAATCAAAGAGGTCAGGATATCCCCCCAGAAGAACAATATTTAGAGTTTGTAAGATTAGTAGAAACCATAAAAGATAAGTGCTTATTCATTAGGGGCGGCAACCATGATTATATACGTTCTTTTAATATCCTAGATTTTGATGTATGTAAAGTATTGGCAAAAGAATTGGGTGTTCCATATTACAGGATGCCGGGCTATACAAGGATTAACGTAGGTGGTAGTTCTTATAACCTTGTTTCTGGTCATGGTAAGTCTGGTGGAAAGAATGGTGATTTAGAATTAGATAAGATGGCTGCTGTTTATAGTCAGGGAGATGTATTCTTCTTAGGTCATAATCATCAATTATATGTTAAGCCTATGGATAGTTTAATTATAGGAGATGATAATACAGAAGAGATGAAAAGAAGATGGTATATAAGAGGTGGTTCATTTCTTAGATACGCAGATTATGCACGATATTCATTTTATCCCATGATAAGAACAGGTTGGGTTACTATGGAGTTTTCAAAAGAAGGCATCCACTGTTGGGAGAATTAAATGTATGAAGAAACTAATAATACTGAATTTGGTGTAAATTTTAACAAGGTATTTGAACAAAGTCAACAAGCAGGGAGCGATATGACAATGGCAAAAAAGAAAAATCCAGCAAAACAACCAACGAAAAAAGTAATGGTAGATGCTATCGTTAATCTTGAAGATGGTCTACATTCATGTTTTCAAAAGATTTATTCAATTGAATATGCCCTTAGGGAGTATATTAATTGGAAGGGTGATGGAGAGGAATATCAAACACATTTAAATGAACAACAAGAAAAAAGAAACGAAGCAGCCAAAACCGCTGCCGCAAGTGAACATTCTGGAGAACAATCTGAACCAAGCGGAGGAAGCACTCCTCCTAGCGAAGAATGATATAATAGCTTTTGGTAAGCTATTTTTACCAGACGATTATTTAAGGAGCGAAACACCTCCTTTCCACTATGAAGTAGCAGATATAATTGACGATTTAAGCGTTAAACAATCTGCTATAATCCTGCCTAGAGGTCACGGCAAAACAATCCTGACAAAAGCATCTATTTTAAAAGATTTTGTTTTTTGCCCACCAGATGATATGTATTTTTATGGTTGGGTTTCCGCTACACAGAAATTAGCTGTAGGGAATATGGATTATATTAAGTATCATTTAGAACATAATCCTAAAATATTATATTATTTTGGTGAACAGAAGGGTCGTAAGTGGACTGAAGAGGATATTGAATTAAAGAACGGATGTAAGCTTATTAGTAAAAGTAATGTTACAGGCATTAGAGGTGGGGCAAAATTACACAAACGATATGACCTTATTATCCTTGATGATTTTGAACATGAAGAAAATACCATCACAAGAGAAGCTAGAGATAAGAACGCTAATCTTGTTACTGCGGTGGTATACCCAGCTTTGGAGCCTGAAACTGGCAGGATTCGTGTTAACGGTACACCAGTTCATTATGATAGTTTTATCAACAATCTTCTCATCAATAGTGCAAAAGCGGAAAAAGACGGAAAAGAATTCGCATGGAAAGTCTGTACATACAAAGCGATAGACGATGATGGCAATTTTCTATGGTCAAGTTTCTTCACGCCAAAAATTATGGAAGGGAAGAAAAAGTTCTATTATGATTCTGGTCAACCATCCAAGTATTACCAGGAATATTTTATGCAAGTCCAAAGCGAAGAAGACGCTATTTGGAGGCAACGAGATGTAAGGACATTTAACGGGTTTCACGAGTATGACGATGAAAGTAAAGTTGGCTACTTAAAACTAGAAGGAAAAGACCGTGTACCCGTTAATTGTTTTATAGGTTGCGACCCAGCTACAGATATAGACACTAAGCAATCTGACTTCTCTGTAATAATGGTAATTGCAGTTGATAACAATAGGAATGTTTACGTTTTAGAGTATGAGAGACATAGGGCTATTCCCACTTTGGGAAGTAAATATGATGGTGCTTTTAAAAAGAAAGGCGTTGTTGACTATATTATGGAGCTTCATCAAAAATATCATTGTACATCTAGTACAGTAGAGGATGTTGCGATGAATAGGTCAGTATTCCAATCTTTGAATGAAGAGCGAAAACGACTAGATAAGTTCGATATTGCAGTGATTCCGCAGAAACCGGGGGGTCACCAGAAGCGAAATCGAATCTATTCTGGCTTAAACGGTCGCTTTTCTATGGGATTGATACATTTACGGGATAATATGTTTGATTTAAGCAACGAAATAGTTACATTCGGGGCAAAGATGGCGCACGATGATACAATAGAAGCCCTCTACTACGCCTGCCAAAATTCCTTTCCACCAGATTTTCAGCTTGATAAAAAAGAAAGAAAGTGGTATAAACAGAAACGTAAACCTAAAAGTTGGATAGTGGCATAATGCCGAAAGTAGGAAAAAAGAAATTTAAGTATGATAAAGCTGGTAAAAAAGCTGCTAAAAAATATGCCAAAAAAACTGGAAAAAAAGTCAAAAAAAGAAAAGGGTCAAAATACTGACCTCTGGGGCAATGTTACTTGCGTACCTGTCCTCTATAAAATTAACGATAAGAATACTTCAGTAACTTTTAGGAGGATAAAATTCTATGCCTAGATTTGGAAAAAGAAGCAAAGAGCGTTTAAAAGGCGTTGATACTAAGCTTGTTAATGTACTAAATGAACTCATTAAAATTATGGATGTTACTATTATTGAGGGCTTAAGGAGTGCAGAGAGACAAGAAGAACTATTAAAAAAGAAAGCAACTAAGACAAAATATAGTAAACATATGGAGGGTAAGGCTGTAGACCTTGCTCCATATCCTATCGACTGGGATGATAGAGAGCGTTTTCACTATATGGGTGGAATGTTGCGTGGGATTGGACATCAAATGGGTGTAAAAGTACGCTGGGGAGGGGACTGGGACTCTGATGGCGAAATAGCAGATAATTCATTTGATGATTTGGTTCATGTGGAGTTAAAATAATGGCTAAGAATTTAAAAGTAAAGAACAACAAAATAGAGCCTGCGAGACCCGACTCGGCAAGTTTGTCTCAAAGGACTCAAATGGGAATGCCTAGTGACAGCGGCAGGAATAAAAGTGTTTGGCAATCTTTTGTTGGGTCTGCCGAATTTTCAAAACGACATCCTAACATGATGCAAAATAAAAAGAAATATGCCAAAAATAAGTAATAAGAAGAAAGCCGAAAGTGTTTACCAGCTGTTCCAAAAGTCCACTGGCGCATGGCGTTCCAAATGGGAATCGCAGGCTCAAAAATGTTTTGACTTTTACCACAATGACCAACTGACAGAAAAAGAACAAAGGGTCTTAGAGGAATCTGGGATGCCTACATTTACTATTAATAGGATTACCCCCGTTATAGAGATGATGAAATATTTCTGTACGTCTAAAACTCCTAGATGGCAAGCAGTAGCTTCAGAGGGTAGCGATACTGAGATAGCTGGTGTACACGCAGATATAGCAGATTATTGTTGGCATTTATCCAATGGAGATTCTTTGTACGCACACATTATACAAGATGCGTTGATTAAGGGAGTAGGTTGGTTTCAAATTGACATAGACCCCGATATGGATAGAGGTATGGGAGAGGTTGTATATAAAAGAATAGAACCATTTGATGTTTATGTAGACCCTATGGCTAGGGATTTCTTAATGAGAGATGCTACATATATTATAATTAAGAAAGATATATCTAAAACTAATTTAATTAATTTATTTCCTGAGTTAAAAAATAAGATTATTAAAGCCGCTACAAGTAATAATCAATCTAGTGGCTTTATGACAAGTGCTAGAGACACTCTGACTTCAGATAGTATTCAGCCTTCTGATATTGGCGCAGAGGCTTATGACCCAATGAGTTCAGAGCAAGAACCTGTTATTGATTATTATGAATGTTATAGCAAGGAGAAATACGTATTATATAATGTATTTATTCAACTTCCTCCGGGCGTAACAAATGTACAGGAAATGAAACAACAAGCGGAAGAACAAATTGCATTAAGAGAACAAGAGCTTCAAGTCGCCTTTAAAGAGAAGGCGCAGGAAATGCAGATGTTGGCAGCTCAAGGCGAAATTATACCAGAGAGAGCTAAGATAGAAATTGAAAAAGCTCAGAGAGAGATGACTCAACAACTAGAACAATTTAAAGCCCAATTAGAAGCTGAAATAGAAGAGTCATCAAATCAAATAGAACAACAGGTTATGACTCAAGAAGAATATGATTTATTTTTAGCAGACCCACTACTAAAGAAGACCATTGTTGAGGCTGTTAAGTTTTATGATACTAGGATTAGACTTAGCGTTTCTCTTGGGGCAGAAACATTATTATTTGAAACAGCATTACCAATTGCGGATTACCCTTTGATACCGATACCTTATATGTGGACAGGAACTCCATATCCAATGTCTGCCGTTCTTCCACTTATCGGTAAGCAACAGGAAATTAATAAATCTCATCAACTTATGATTCATAATGCAAATTTAGCATCGAATCTTAGATGGATTTATGAAGAGGGTTCAGTCCCAGAGGCAGAATGGGAGCAATACTCTTCCGCTCCCGGTGCGTTACTGAAATATAGACAAGGGTTTGCTCCTCCGACCCCCGTTCAGCCGCTACCTATAAATAATGCTTTCTTCGCTACGGTTCAAGAGGGGAAGCAGGATATGGAGTATATTTCTGGTATTTACTCTTCAATGCAGGGGGATACTGGTGCGCAGCATGAAACATATCGAGGTCTACTCGCCCAAGACGAGCATGGAACACGAAGGATAAAAGCGTGGATGCAAACCATTGTTGAACCTGCATTGGAGCATTTAGGTAGAGTATTTATGCAGACCGCACAGCAGACGTATAAAGCACATAAAGTATTTAGAATTGTTCAGCCTAGTGCAATTCAAGAAGATAGAGAGGTGGCAATTAATGTTCCTATCTATAATGATTTGGGGAATTCTATAGAAAAATTTAATGATTATGCTGGTGCTTCATTCGATGTAAGGGTAGTAGCAGGGTCATCTATGCCAGTAAATAGATGGGCATTACTTGAAGAATATTTTAGATGGTATCAATCTGGTCTTATTGACGATATTGCTATGTTGGCAGAGACAGATGTTCGAGGTAAAGACCAAATTCTCAAGAGAAAATCAATATACTCTCAATTGAAATCTCAGGTTGATGGGCTTGAAGGTGAATTAAAAGATAGAGATGGAACCATTGAAACTCTTAAACGTCAAATTATACAAGCAGATATTAAGGATAAGTCCAGAAAAGTTGAACATGGTATGCAGGGTGAAGCCTTAGAATCTAAAGCACAACAAAAACTCATGCGTCAGAGAATGGCGGATAAGGCACAAGAAAAAATGCAGGAAAAATAATCTTGCAAAATACACACATAAAGGAGTAAACTATGACACAATCAGACAACCTGCAAAGCAGCCCTGATGTAGAAGAAGCCGTAACAGGCACACAGGGAAGCGGACTAAATGACCCAGGCGAGTTTTTTGCAGATTTAGATGCAGCAGCAAACGGGATGATTTCCGATGCTCCCCCTCCTCAGCAGACAACCTCGAAACAAACGAGTCCTGTTGCCGAAGCCACAGAAGGTGGCGAACTTGAAACGCTCCAAAAGAGATATTCAGATTCTAGCCGAGAGGCGAAACGTCTTAACACACGAAATAAAGAACTTGAGCGATATGCACCTCTTTTAGACCGTATGCGAGAAGACCCCAATTTAATTCAGACAGTAAGGAATTATCTTGACGGTACAAAACAGCAAGGCATCAAAGATAGACTTGGAGTTTCTGAGGATTTCGTCTTCGACCCAGATGAAGCCTTTTCCGACCCTAAGTCTGAATCAGCAAAAGTCTTTGATTCTATTGTAAATGATAAGGTTAATAAAATCGTAAATGGGAAATTACAGCAGCAAGAAAGTGGACGACAAATACAGCAAGACCAGCAGTCTTTTAAAGACAGGCACGGTCTAACTGATGAAGCTTTTACAGAATTCATGGAATTTGCTAAAAGTAGACCTCTTAATTATGATGACATTTTTTACCTTATGAACAGAGAATCTAGAGATGAAACTATTGCTACAGAGACACGGAAAGAAGTTGCGACTCAAATGCAAAATGTAAGGCAAAAGCCTCAATCATTAGCGGGAACAGGCGCATCGGCAACAACCGAAGAAACAGTAGAAGATGCTATATTTGATACCATGCTGAAAGAAGGGTTAGAAAATCTATGGAATCAATAAACTCATAAGGAGTCAACAAAATGGCTACAACACCATTACAACTAAGTAATTGGAACTTAGCTGATGTAGATTCTCCGGGTTCCGCGGGTTCAGACCTAAACACTGGTGTACTTCGCAGAAAGTATAATTTTGGTGACAGGGTATCCGAACTGGCGATAGCTCAGACCCCTTTCTTTCGATTTTTATCGAAGGTTGGGAAGAATCCTACTGACGACCCAAGTTTCAAATTCACGGAAAGACGACCATCTTTCCATAAACGCTATGCCTATGTAGTTGGTTACAACACATCATCAAAACAATTTGGTGATGCTACATTAAAGGAGGCAGGTGGCTCAAGCAACCTTTCTCAAGGTGACGAACTACAGCTTTTTATGGCAGGCGATTACTACCCTCAAGGAAACATTCAAAATGTTTACGGGCAGGCTAGTGGAGAAATAAAAATTGGAGCAGCAGATACTGCACCAAACTTTTTTCTTAAGAATCAAATAATCAAAATCCCAATTTCGCATACGGCTGGCGGTGGCGTTCCCAATGATTATGTATTGGCGAGAGTCAGCGCAGTTGCGGCAGCAGCAAACGAAACATATACACCTTCTGGTGGTTCAGAGGGCGCACATTCATGTGTGAAAGTCACTGCTAATATTGTTTCTGGCGCAGTCAATGCACCTAAGGCAGAATTAACATCATTCACATCAAACAAACCATATGAAGGTGTTTATGATAAGTCTATCGCAGGTGCATTAGAAGGCTATCGCTCATATGTTGTTGGTAGTGCTTATGGTGAAGGTTCACAACTCGCTGACGAAACATGGAATGACCAGCCTTTCTCAACCGGTTATGGGCAAACTCAGATTTGGCGTACTGAATTCGGTATGACAAACACGGCTCGTGCTACAGTATTGAAGTACGAAGCAAATGAGTGGGCTAGAATCTGGCGTGAAAAACTGATTGAGCATAAATGGGATGTTGAACAATCCTTGCTCTTTGGTTCTCAAGCAAATGTAGATAGCGTAGGCTATACTCAAGGTGCAATAGATTTTATTGTGAATAATGGTAACATTTTCTCAATGAATTTAGCAACTAAATCTCAGGATGCCTTTCTTGATGATTTAAGCAACTTAGTAGACCCTCGCTATAATGATTCACAAGCAACTGTGTTCTTCTGTTCAACGGCAGTATACAATTGGCTACATAAACTAAGTGGATACTTTTCCAACAATGTTGGTATGGTTAATCCAGGAGGGTCAATGACTCCCACTGCTGATAGTTTAGGTAGAACCGATTTTGCGTTGATGGGAAAATCCAAATCGTTTGGTGTTGATATTTCAAGAATCAGCACTCTCTATGGCGATATGAATGTTGCTCGTCATGTCATGCTAGATGGAACTGATGTTAAAATGGTTGGTATTAACATGAAGCATTGTAAGTATCGTCCACTAGTAGGCAATGGCGTATCCCGTGACACATCAGTTTATGTCGGTGTTCAATCGTTAGAGAACACTGGTACGGATAAGAGAGTCGATATGATTCTCACCGAAGCTGGTATGGAATGGCAAATGCCTGAAGCACACGCAATCTGGAAGTAGCAGATAAAGAAATGATGGGGAGTCACTGTTCACCATACTCCCCACTTTTTTAATCATGGCACTTACTGCGATAACAGCTGAGATAGAAGCTTTAACTGGGGTAGGAAGCGCAAATACTAATTATATTGCATCGGCTCAGAAGTTTGTAATCTCTAGTCTTCCCAAGAATTACACTTGGACTTTTGTTGGTAAAACTAGTTTAGCTACAAGCAACCCACTCACATTTTTTGATGGTGCTGTACCTGTGGATACTGATAGTCTTTTAGGTGTTGTAAGGGGAAATTATACTTGTACTGAACTTGACCAGAGATATAGAGGAATGGTTGAGTCAGTAGACACATCTAGTCTATATTATCCAACCAATAAACATCCTAAATATCTAAAGGATGATAGTGCAAAAATTTCTATATATCCCGCTCCAGACGCTACGGATAAAGGCTATTTACTTTTTGCGAATTATCTTCAAGTAGACGATGATTCAGATTTAAGAAACGCTGTCATATTTTATGCAGCATCAAAAGAATTTTTACAATTAGCCATTGGTAAATTAGTTGCTTGGACAGACGTTGCTGCTCCAGCGGTTCCTTCAAACCCAAATTTTGGAGCAGATTTATCAATGTCATCAATATCACTTCCTGTTGCTCCGAGTATTGATAAAACAGTTTTAGATACTACTTCGTGGGTTGCGCCTACTTATGTTGCACCTAGTTTGCAATTGGCGGATTTTCCTACTTTATCGTGGGAATTTCCATCGTCTCCTGTTGCTCCCTCTATTGCATCTATTAGTGTAGCAGATTTTTCAGGTGCAGCCCCGACTTTTGAGCAACCAGCTATGCCTAATTTAGATTTCGCGGAAGCTTCTGCCTTTGTGACTGGTGAAGACCCTGAGATGGTAAACGCATCATTAAGCGTAATTAATGGTAAGGTAGGTGAATTCCAAGCACATTTAGCAAAATCTCAAGCGCAATTCAATAAAGACCAGTCTATATATCAAGCGACTATTCAAGAAAAAATACAAGAGGCGCAATTAGAAGAAAGCTTTGAAGGTAGGAAACTTCAGAAATTCCAAGCTGAATTAAGTGATTATGGTGCTGAAGTAAATAGAATTATACAAGGCAACCAGAATCAAACAGGAGAATGGCAATCTGAACATCAAACAAAAATTGGAAAATTTAATGCTGATATTCAAGTTCAGCTTAATGTATTTAATAGTGCTAATATAGATTTTCAATCCAAGATTCAAGAATCAGTTCAAAATGCTACTTTTGAAGAAGTAGAGGAAAAGAATAAATTAACTAAATTTCAAGCTGAGATGTCTAAGTACCAAGCAGAAGTGCAAAGAGAAGTTCAAATATATCAACAAAGCTTTTCAAAGAATTCAGCAGAATATTCTTCAACTATGGCTAAATTTCAAGCGGAATTAAGCAAATTTCAAGCAGATGTCGCTAAGAAAATGCAAGAGATTCAAGCAGGTAGTCAGCTCTCTGGTGTTTATGAGAAACAGGCTGACAAATACTATTCTTGGGCAACGGCAGAAGTGCAAAAATTTATTGCTAATAATGAAAGAACTACGTCTAGAGCTATGACTCAACAAGCTATCCAACAAGGAGGATAAAAATGGCAATATCCGCAAAATATTATTTCAGTTATTCAGCATCAGCAACCCCAATAGAAGAGATTCTTGGGAATAATGATGATTCTGGAACAGATGGTTCTCGCATAGTGCATAGCGATGTAGATAAATCTGTAGGTGGAAGTCTTGAAATAGAAGCAGGAACAGGCGCATCTAACGCAAAATTAATAACTATGACAACTACTACTAGTCTAGTAACACTTGCATCATATACTAATGTGGATTTTCTAATATTGAAAATTGTATCAGCTGCCGACACGGGTATTCCAAATTGTGAACTTTCATTCACAGTCGGTTTAGCTGACCAAGTAGTATCTAAACTAATAGGCGTAGGTGATGTTTGTTTATTGAGACCACAAGGTATTAATTTAAATATTTTGAAGGTAAAATCTTCATCTTCATCCACATTGGCAAATATTGAAATACTTGCAGGGAAGGAAGTGGCTCACTAATGACGGTTCAAGAAGTAATGGAAAGAACTGGTACAACTGAAACAAAGTTAGTACTAGCTTGGATAAGAGATGCTATACATCTAATTCAATCTACTTATAATGAAAATATAGGCACTTGGA